ATGTGCAGTCTATATAGTTTACCCTCGCAAACTCTAAAGCGTGAAAACCATTAGAATCATATAGTTCATAAACCTTTGAATTAGTCCCCGAAGTTGTCACAAGATAATCAAAACCCAGTACATTACCAGAGCCGATCAAGGGCGTTTCAGAAACAAACATAGTATAGTTGTCCTCACTAGAAACCAAACCGCTTAAATCAAAGCTATACCCCCTTAATGAAAGCCCTGTTGTCGGTACTGTTATTTGAGTTGTTCCTATATCAATGATGCCCTCTAAGAAGTATTCTTTAGTCGAGTCAATAACTCCACCTAAAATAGATGCCGCGTTTCCTTGATTAACAACCACGCTCCCGCCCGTGGTCGTATTAAAACCCGTGTTTTGCGTGTAGAAGGTATTGAAATCTGCCAACGAATAAACTGAGCCTGACTCGTCTTTAATGTCGGCGATTGGAACACCTGTAAAAAATGAAAGTGGTTTATCATTAAAGAACGCGTTAAAAGTTGTTGCGTCTGCTGTTGGCTTATCGAATCTTAAATCCTTACAAGGATAGTCCGACAAAGAATTATTATCTTCATTCTCAATGTAGATGTAATTACCTGTTTTATATACTTTGAAACTCATTTTATTGTTATTTTGAAATTATTAAATTCTGTTTCCAATAATGACGACATGAAGGCTGGTTAACGTCCTTCTTAGGGTCGTGATACCAACCGCCACGGAATAACCAAACGTTCCTACCGATTGAACCGCTGATAGTGTTGATTTCGTCACGTGTATAAACTCTATTCATTGTTATTAATGTCTTGCAAAAGTCTCTGCTTGTTCCACCTTTCACAAGTTTTGGAGCGTCTGGCCTTAATTCATACGTATAAACAACCGAAAGTTTTTGCTGTCTTTCAATTGATTGTTTACCTGAATCTGAAAGTTTCCATTCTTTAGCGTCGATTAACTGTTTAGACTTTAGTCGAAGTATTTCTTTTGTAAGATCCACTGCACTTAACTTCGTAGCTGTTTTAATTGCTTGATAGCTTTCGCCATCGTTAATCATTTGTAATATGTTACCTTGTACAGTTGTAACACCTTCAGCAAAGTTTGTCTTTCTGTACTCGTCAAGGTATTCAAGTTCGTTTCTTTCTACATCTTCGAACACTTGCATTTCACGCGACTGAATGAAATTGTAATCTTCTTTTTCTTTTCCGCATTTACCGAACAATTCCAGGACATCTTCAGTAGTCACTTCCTTTTTCATCTTTGCCTGTTCGGCCTCTTTCGTGTTCCCGCCTAAATATTCAGGAATGTAATCATTGAAAACAATTTCACCAGTAAAGCCGTTCAATGTCTTTAAGGCAAGAGTTAAAGATTCGGCTATTTGTGCTTGTCTCTTCTTAACGTAGCTGTCTTTGAAAACTAAATAACCTGTTAAAAGTTCTTGCGTGTTTCCAAGTTGTCCTGGCGTGGCAATTCCGAAAAGTGCTGGAGTTATTACAGAATGCGCAACAAGAATTGAAGCGCGCAAATGTTCCTGTGTTAATAAATACCTTGAATCTAGATTATTTCCGTTTAATTGTAGGATTGTTGGTGCTTGATCTTTACCGTCTGACCATGTAAAAGACATTCCACCTTGAGTTTCTCGCTTGCTTGCTTCGCCTTTAACCTTTGAAATCATTTTGTTTTCTTCGGTCTCACTGTCTAATATCCCACCGTTAAATGAAATCATCGTACCACCTTTAAATCCATTTACAACTTCTGAATAATGAAAGAAATTCATCTCTTCGTTTGCCATTATAGAAGAAAGCGCACCCGAATAAACAGGCGTTGAATAGTAGTTCTGCGTTAATACTGCACGTCCTTTATTGCCGACATTATACTGTTTTGCACGACTTGATACATACATCAAACACTCCATTGAATTTTCGTCAATAGCGTTAATTGATTTTATTTGTCTATAATTTACAGATTTGTCTTTCTTTGTTGAACTCCAATCTTCCGAGTATTCAAAAGTCTCTGTATCTGAATCCATCTTACGAACTAATTCAATATCCATTGGCCTTAAATACCACATACCATCTACCGCCTTTTTGAAGTAGTAAATAAACGAATCAGTGACTTCATTATCCCTTGCGACTTGGTTAATTATGTCGTTAAGCTGATAAGAGTTTCTGCCGTTGTTTTCTATCGCGTCCCATTGTTCAGGAGTGCAACCCTCACACGATAGCCCCCCCGAAGTAATAAACGTAACTTTCGAGTTTATAATTCCCCCGTGGATAGGTTCTTCGTAATACAACTTAAAAAGGAATTGCGGATACAAATTATCTGCACCCCAAAAAACAGTATCTTTTTTTATTGTCTCAATTGGCTGTGGTACTTTTGCCTCCCTAAAAGAATAACCTGTTCTGACTTTCTTGTTCTTATCCATGTGCTTTCGCGTTTGTGTTTGGTTCAAATGCTGGAATCGTTGTTGCTGTTCCTTCAATGTATGCCTTACCCTGTTCGCAAAGTAAACCTATTGCATAATCTAACGAGCCGCCGTCTGGCATTTGGTATATAAAATAGTGATAATCACCAGTTTTTTCAAAAGTTGTATCTGTCCCCTCTGTTAAATGGAACAAGTTATATCTGTACTGTTGTTCAGTCGTTGCTATGTCCGCTAAATACAGAATATTTTCGTATTGATTTGCACCTTGATCGAATACAAATCTAAATAACCAGTTACTAGGATTTGCCTCGTTTCTTAGTTCGTTTAACGTCACCGCTAATTTGTTCAGTTGTGCTTTCTGAATTTTTAGGTTCATCTTTGAATAAGTTTAAATGTCCGTTATTAAAAAGAAGTTGTTTATTTCTCTGATTTATTACAATCATTCCTAAACCTTTAACAAGTGTCTTTCCTCCTTCTACGTTTTTCTTGTATTCCATCCTTCAAAAGATATAAAAAAAGGCGGCGAATAATTCCACCGCCCTTTTCAATTATTAATAAATTCTAAGTTATACCGCTGGAGTTAACAACGTCGCAACAATAGCCGAATCAATCTTCGGTGCTTTGCTTTTCTCTTTACCTGTAAAAGTCAAAGTGTTTCCGTTCATGTCTTCGTATGCTGTTCCTGGTGTTCTAACATCTGACATCTTAGCACCTTTTTCTGCGAATAGAACTTCGTATGTTCCATCGTTTAATTTAGCGATTAGAACCGTCCTACCTTTACCTGCGTTTTCAAGTGTCACAATCATTTCCTTTGTGTTACCATGAAAAACAACTGTCGCTTCTTGCTCTCTTGCGTACGATCCTTCTGCACGGCCACCAATTCCACTATCAGTGAAAGTCGATGTCTCCATTTCAACGTTCAACGCGAACGCTTGATTTCCTGTCGTTAAAGTCAACGCTGTAACTTCTCCCGCTACTACTGTATAAGTAGCAACGTTTGAAACTCCTAAGTCGTCAGTTAATGAAAACCAGTACCAAGTATCTACACCGCCCGTTTCATCACACAATTTTGAATAACCTTCTAATACTTCACACATAATGTTCTAAGTTTTTAAGGGTTAATTTTATGATAAAGCTAAACGAACGAAGTATTCAGGGAAAACATAAGACACTCCAGATCTCCACTTCGTACCGAATCTTAATTTCTCGTCGTTATCGTTATATTTAACTACAAATCCGTCAACATCACTTGTCAAATCCGTTCCGTAGAACATGAATCTGTAAGGGACCGCGTACATTTTTTCTGTCCCGTTGAATTGTGGATACGAACGAACACGAATGTTTGTAGTTGGTAGAATGAACGAAGGCTCTGTTCCTTGCTCTTCCTCTAGTTGGTGGTGGAAGTTGTTGTCATTGTAAACATTCTCAATGATTTTACGGTATGTTTCACGACCACAAATGATTTCTACTGGCTCTCCATTGTCAAACAATACTGAATCAATAGTATTATACAATCCAAGCGCAATAGATAAAGCGTTTGCAACTGTGATTGAAGTCTCTAAAGAAGTATAAAGGCCTAAATCTGCATCCGCGTCCCAAAGTTTCTGGTATCCGTCGTAATGTACCAAGTCAGGATTCAAAGAAGCAGTATCTCCCTTAATCATTAAGTCTTGATTTGTCTTCATTGCAGTTTTAACAGAATACGCTTCAATCACTGACTCTAAAGGCAATGTTTCATCTTGTCTATTTGCACCGATAACGTTCAACATTTGCGCCCATGTACCGTTTAGATCTTCATTACAAAGTTCCATCTGGTTTTTTACTCTCTTAGTCACTAGGTCCTCACCTGTGAAAGTCACTGAACCATCAGCATTCCAAGCACAAGAAGTCGCGCTTTGTAGTGCCATAGTGACATTCAAAAGTTTCATTGTTTCAGTACCTTTGTTTCCTTCTTGTACTGTCACTCTTGAAGTAAGCCCTGAAGTATAAACCAAGTCTGTTAAAATCTCTTCGTTTTGCTCGTCCGTGTAGGCTGGCAAAGCGGACACATCGTATGCAAAATTATCATGCAATGACGTGAATAAATCTTTTTTGATTTTCATCTTTTTTGTTTTTTAAATTAATTATTATTTATTTCCTTTTAGGATTTCGCGTCTTGATGTCTTATCATTCGCGCCTGTTTTCTTTGCTTGTGAATTAAATTTTCCACCTTCTGAATCTGTTAACTTTGCAACAAATGCTTCAAGTTTTTCATTCTTTGCTGTCAACTCAATGTTAGCCGCTTCAACTGCTTTGAATCTCTCGTCAGAATCTTCTACGATTTTCTTCATAACGTCTGCAATTTCTTTCTTAATTTCTTCAGTAGCACCTTCCAACTTCATATCTTCTTCCGTTACTTCTGTAATCGCTGAAACCATCGCTTCACCTGATTCAGAAACTTCAACAGAAATAACCATTGCGATTTCATCAATAGTCACTTGATATTCACCTGCTTCTGCTGGCACTTGTTCGCCCGCTTCGTTTTCAATTGTCATGACTGAATCAACGTTCAATTCACCTTCATAATTTAAAACAGTTCCATCAACCGTTTCAATTGCTTCGAACTTGTCGTTCTTTTTTACTTCGGGTTTTTCACCGAACATCATTTCAAAGATTGATTTCTTTTTCATCTTATGTTTTGTTTTTGTTTCTACTTTTTCTCTATTAAAATAACCCTCAACCGAGAAGCCTTGGAACTCTCCAGACTTCACTTGGTCCCAAAGAATATCATCTTCAATAAAGTATGACGCTATCCAAGAACCATCTTGAAGGTTTAACTGTTTAAATGCTTCAGGGGCTTTTGGGTTCTTATCGCCCCCGATAATGTAATTGTATAGCATCTTTGCCCCTTCAACTATTTGTGATGCATCGTGCATTTTATTTACATTATCTGAAAACCCCTGGAGCGTGAATTTCTTTTGTATTTGTTCAATTGTCTTTGGTGAAAAGAATACGTCGTGAACTCCATGTACATCATCTTCACGAATAATTTTTGTATTTGCTGAAATCATTACGCCTGTAACAATCCGCTTTTCACCTTCTGCATCTGCATTGAATGTATATGAAAGCGGTTTTTGTTTAGTTCCAAATGCAATAAAGCCTTTTAAGTGTGCAGGAACATCAACGAAAGAATTGAAGTCAACACCTGTTTCTTTTGTTTCGTCAATGGTAAGTTCGTACAATGGTCTCATTATCTGCCTTTTTATTTATAGAGTTAATCTGTTATATTTTATACATTTTATCCAACTGTCGATATGGCTTGGACCTGTGCAGAATCTCCTTGAATCTTCGTCACGCTATCAACTAAAAGAACTGTATTCGTCATTATGTCGTTAGGGTTTGTTTCGTTGTTTTCAGGTATTCCAAAAGCAGTAGGTGAACTTGCAGACGATGCACCTCCGCCTGTTTGTCCTGTTGCTGAAGGTGCTGAAACACTTGGCCCCGAACCTAGTATCGCTTTAGCCTTTGAAGCCGCCGCGAGAACTGCACCTATCTGTGTAGCATAGAAGATAGGGAAAGCGAATGCCGCACCAGGACCCGCCGCAACTGCTGACTCTTGCGCAATTCTTAAACCGTTAACAAATCCCACCGCCGTATTTATTCCTATCTCTGTAAGTGCTAACGCCTTTGCCGCCGAACTACCTTCTCTTGCTAGTCCTGCTAATTGTCCAAACACTCCAGCTACCGCGCCGAGTAAATCTTGACGGCTTGATATCAACGCCTCGTTTGTCTTTACTTCATTATCTTTTCGCTCTTTATTTAAGTTACGGACCGCCTCGTTGTATTTCTCTTCAATTAATAATCTTTGATTTGCTGTTAATTCATCGTTCATTAATAGCGCGGCGCGTTCTTGCTCTGCTATTGCTAACTTTACTTCTTGTTCCGCTTCAAAGTTCCCCTGCATTTGTAGGAGTTTAGCCTCTAGGCCTATTCGATTATCTTCGTTTGCTTTTTCAAGGTCGGCCGCCGCTGTTGCTTCGTCTGCTAGTCTTGCGGTTTCGTCTAGTTTAAATTGCGCCTCTCGAAGTTCTGTGTCTTGTTTTGTCTTTAGTGCTATTTCTAATTCAGTATTAACGCCGTATTTCTCCCGAAGTGCATCACGTTCTCTTTGGTGTTTAACTCCAATTTCTGCAATAGCACGTACGTTTTCATCTTCAATGTTCGCTATTGATAAATCAGTCATTAACTTTTGAAGTTCATCGGCTTTTCGTGCGTCCTCTTCTTCTTGCCTGCGTTTTTCTTCTTGTGCTTTCTTCCATCGTGACGCGCTTTCTTTACGTCTGGATTCTTCCTTGTCTAGTTCCTTCTGTGCCTCACCGTCCTGCCATTCACTGAACCGTTTAATTTCTTCTTGCTTGGATCTGGAGAAATCGCCCGCGTTCCGTGTTAATTCTTGGATTCGTTTTGTATCTGCGTTCATTTCAGAACGTATGCTTTTAGCTAGTTCGCCTTCCTCTTCTTTATGCGCTCTTTTTCTTAACCTATCTTTTTTCTTTAGGTTTTTTTCTAGCTGTGATAATTCATCTTTACGTGCTTGCTCTTCCTCTTCTAATCTTCTGAATGTTTCTTTCGAAAGTTCTTCTTCACTTGCGTTTGCTAGTTTTAAATCTCTAAGTCGATTCTCTGCATTCTTTTTAAGGTTGGCTTGTTGTCTTTCGAATGCTCTATTTTGCCTATCAATACTTGCATTTAGTTTGTCGTTTGCCTCTTCTGCTGTTTCTGCTGACTCTGAAAACAACATGAATCCCGCAACAACCGCCGCGATAACTGCAACAAGTAGAAATATTGGATTCATACCAATAACCACGTTCAACGCTTTCATAGCACCGTTACCCAGCCAAGTTGCAACAGTTAAACCCTTTTGCGCAACCGTTAATGCTCCTGTACTTGCCGCCGCTTTTAATTCATTCGCTGTTTTTATCTTTGTTAATGTTGTACGTATCTGTAATCCTATTGCGCTCTCATCGCTTAGTGTATTCGAAACCGCTTGAACCGCATTCATTAACGATTGAATAGCCATCATTTTTTGAATCGACTGTGTGACCGCTTCGTTTTCTCCACCTAGTAAAGCCATTCCAGCGGTAACACCTTGCGCCGCCCCACCTAACGCTGTCAGTCCTTGACCTAATATTTGTAACTTTGGGAAATCTGCCGACATGGATTTGATCGCCGCGTTTGCATTGTTCATTTGGTCCTTATACATACCCGCTTCTTTGGCTAGTTTCTGAAATTCTGCACTTCCAACGTCACCAATTTCTGCCATACGGTTTTGAAGTTCACGCAATTTCTGCCGAACGTCGACTGTTACGGCCGCCGTTTTCTTTATCTCTTTGTTTACCTTTTGAAAGCCATCGCCCGAAAAGGTTTTCTTTGCTTGCTTTTCAATTCCTTTTAGATTGCTATCAATTTCCTTAAAGGTCTTGTCTACCTTTTGCATATCCTTTGCGGTGCTCCCTGTGTCAACACCTACGGAAAACATTATATCTTCAGCCATTGTATTTAAGTTTTAATTCGTTATGAAGCCGCCGTGATTATTCCATTCTCAATTGTGAAATTCGTGTATGCTCCTGTACCTGTGAACCCCGCCACGGATGAAACAGGTATTTTTCCATCTGAATCTATTATACTCCACGACCTATCAGCGGTTAAAGTATCATGCGTTAAATTCCCTTCATTTACAGACGCTCCATTAACAAACACTAACGTCGGGTTATTTGTTTCGTCTGAAAATTGGAACTTATCATTGCTCCCCACTTTGAAGTCAAAATCACGAGTTGAACTTTCGAGTGATAGCACGGATTCAGTAGGCGTTAAAGATAGTTTACCACCGTTACCAAATGCGTTACGCTCAATAGTAATCCAATCAGTAGCACCCGCTGAATTAAATCGTACTGCATACTTATTACCAGATGTAGCGTTGGCCGTCTGGATTTGTTGGAACGCGTCTACCTCGATGTTATTTGCGCCTGTCACATTTGCAACGGCTAGTACTGATGCTAGGTTCTGTGTCAATCCTAACATTGGAATAATTACACCACCGTTTGAAGTATATACATTTCCTGTTGCGTCGTCCATATATAATTCACCGTCATAAATATCAGTCTCTAGCCAATCACCATTTCGATGGTCCGATGAAACTGGTATTGTTGCAATTCCTGTACCTACTTTGAATATTATTCTTCTCGTCTCGTCTGCTGTTCCTTTTGCCATATTTTATGAATTAGAATTTATTGAAGATGAAACCGAAGCGGAATTTCTACCACCTCCCAAAATTGAAACATCTGTATTTGTATTTGAATAGCCGCCTGTTAATACGGTCGTATCGTCTAAGTTTTTTATAGGTGCCGTTGGTAATGCTATCCGTCTAGGCGAGTTAGCTTGCAGTATCTTTACCAACTCGTATTTAGTGGAACTTGTCACGTCGTCGTCGTAGTCTGAAATTTCATTCAAACGAAACAGTACGCCGTTCCACATTTTTAACAAACTGAAATCTAATTTGTTTATTCTTTCAGCGTTTGTCTTTACGAAAAGTTCAACAAGTTTTGCATCGCGTCCTGTTATCTCTTTTACAAATCGTTCGTGATACCTAGAAAATAAATTATCAGTAACGTATGCCGCGGCCGTGTAATACAACAATAAAGGAACGCCGAAATTCAAATCGAAAGTCGGGCTGTCTTTGTCGTCTAAATGGTGAGCGCATGGATACGTTGTTAATGCGTCGTAGCTTGTTTGGTTATTGCTATTTGTGAACCTCCAATTTCCAGACTTTAAACCATTGTAAAAGAACACGCGCGGTTTGCCTTTAAACGGTTTGGTAATTAAAGTGCTTTCATCGTATTTTATTATCCTTGGAATTACCAAAGTAGTATTCACAATATCAACAGGAACGCTTTGCGCAAATGGTAACTTGTAAATTCTTTCACCGTCTTGAAATGTAGATTCAACTTCATACACCTTGTCGCCGTAACCAATTCCAAACGCTTCTGTGTACCTTGTATTGTCGTAATCTTTATCTTCAGTCCATAAGAACTTATAAAACCTGCCCTTTATAGTGCTTGAAGGTGGATTGATTTTTATTGGCTTGCTTAAATCTACCAATTCCGTAATATCGTCGTACTCTGTTGTCGGCCTGTAATAGTCTTCTAGTGGTTCAATCTTTATAACTCCGTCGATATCTGGATCTGAAAGCATAAGATTAAATGCTTTGATAACCGAACTCAAAAAGTCCGAAGCCTTCATACTTGGAATGTACCTTGATATTAAAACGTCTGACCCATCCGTTAAGCTAGATTCAATTGAAGTCATATTAAAAGAAACGTCCACCGTATCTGAAATGGTTAACGATATTAATTCAGCATCGTTTAAAGTGTCCACCCTTGTAGATATATTTCCACTAAAAAAACATTCGCATTTCAATACGTCGCCAGAAATCAAATCCAGTTCAACTGATTTATCAATAGTTACCAGTCCGAAGCCTCCGATAGTTACAAAGCCGTTAGGAATCGCCACGCCGTTTTTTAATATCCTAATAGCCTTGTAGCCGCCTTGTGATATTGAAGTCATTGAGCCAATAGACAAAGCGAAATTTAAAACGCCCGCTAATTCAATTTTGTATTTACCTGACAACGCACAAGTAACCTCTCCAGTGCTTGCGTCATATTGTGAAAGCGTGTCTTGGTCTATCGTATCCGTGAAGTTAGAATTCTGTAACAAATTCAAAGTATTGAACGACTGAAATGTTAATTTATAATAGGGTGTTAAAAAACCTATTCCGCTAAAATATTGAGAAGATGAATATGTCTTTTCTTCTAGGCTGTTAAAGTCTCCATGGAATTGGGCTTGTCTTTGCGCAATGTCCGCCGCTGTTAAAGATACTTTATCACCTCCACCAAATCCAAATATTAATTTCTTGAATAGTGCAGAATCTAAAAATGCACTTTCAAAAGTATAACCTGCAAGTTCAATACATTTCTGTATAATTTCACGCCAATAAACAAACGGAACTAAATCGGATGAACGATAAGTTGTAGGTGTTAATAATGGATAGCCGTAATTGATTAAAGGATAAACATATCCGAAGCCGTCAGGATTGCCCCCAGTAAAGTTTGAAGTAGCTACGCCGTTAACTAGAACAGAAGTATCCCAACTGTTACGTAATATAGTTCTATCTAGTGTATGATCGTATTCAGCCCAGCCCAATTCAGAAACTAATATATCTTTAAGTATCATATATAAGTCAACGAAATTTGAATACAATGTACATTTGAAAGAATAGTCACCTTCATTTATTTCAACGCTGTTAACTTGTATTAACCCATCGAATACTAACGTTCCACTCTTGTAGTATTTCGCTTCTGCACGTACGGTAGGGTCAAAATCAAAGCCCGCTAACGTGGTATTGTCCAAACTTGTTAAGGATAAATCATAAGTTGAACTGAAGAATTCAAGATTTCCTCTAGTCCCAGGTATTACAACCGTTCGGGAATAGTTTCTTTTTCGCTTCTCTGGTTCTTTTACGTCTGCAATAGAGAAATTCAAAGGAAATGGAACACCGCCTGACAGTTCAATTTCTGTTTCGTTAATTGTTAAGCGTCCTGTTGAACTCATATCTTCGGCGAATTACGTGAATTAGACAATTTTAATTGAATTATAACGTTAAACAACTCTTCAAAAAAATCCTGTTCCAACTTATAAGAGTTAGTGTCAACGGCAACGCGTGAATATGTTAGTAATGATGGCTGCAAATGAACCGAAACACCATCGAACACGGATT